TTAACTCCTTAAATATTCATCAATTATTTTCTTACATTCCTCAAGCCCAACCCCAAATTCAGCTTTATAACCCCTCGCACGTAGCTTTTCGAGCATTTCGGCCTGCTCTTCAATATGCTTATCAAACCAATCTCCCTTTTTGCGGATTTTAGTGTCACCTTTTAAGATCTTTTTAGCATCTTTATCGCGTTTTAATTTGATGCCGTCTGTTTTGATTTCAATCATTAAACCTGCATAACAGTTATCATCACAGATTTCCGCACACGGCGAATCGTAATGCCAGTGTTTCTGTTTGGCAATAAATAAATCTGGGTAGCCCCTTTCCGGATGTAATCTATGATGTTTCGCCGCCTGACCAGGCGTCAGTTTAAGGTCGGCTGCGAGATCGAAGCGATAGATTACGTCTGGGTACTGTTGCTGCAAGTATCGCGCGATCCGCTCATAGAGATTATGTTCGGAATTATACTTCGGTATCCGCCTCATATTGTAATCACTTTAATTAGCCACACCACCAACATTATCGGCAATATAATCCCAGCTAGTGCTGATATTAGGATGATTATTATAAATGTACTTTCGATTAAGTGTTCGATAAAATCTTTCATTTTTAGTTGTCCCTATGTTCTATTTCATATTTTTCCAGCACTTCTAACGGAGCGTCTCGGAAGAACCTGCCAATACTTGATATGGTTGGCCAAAACCTTGTGATCTCATCGGGATTAGATAATTCTGAATAGTCATACTCAGAGGCGTAATTTAATAATGGGTGCATTCTTAATGCTCTGATTACGAGAGCAATTTGTTCTCTTGATGGTAGTGGAACTCCACCATAAAATTGACTCTCTTGAATTATTGTAGGCATAATCCAATCGACAATATTCTGACCATTATTCATTAGTTTAGTTCTATGGCCTGTGTATGACATTATTATTCCTTTCGCGTAATATCTTTATCAAGGTTAAATTTTTTTTTTACTTGCCATACGAATTTTTGCCCAGTAGATTTGCTTATCGCTCTTAGAATGCTTAGCAGGCTTATGGGAGCTAAGCTTTCCCCAATCTACTGGTACATCAAATTCATTCTTTTTCATTAGGTTGGTCTTTATTTAGCAATTCAGGATTCTCGTGGATATTTCCTAGTATTTCCATGTCGTCGTCAACGAAATAGTCGTACGCAAATATTAGTGTCTGGTCTTCGTCAGTGTTGTCATAACCAGCAATGCAGAAAACCTCACCTGCACGTTCATTTTCTATATCGCATAATCTCCGTAGTTCTTGGTTGTTATATTTAACATTCTTCATTCCATATGCCACCTGGCCTTCAAAGAAACAGACTTCCCCTATAGCAGAGACTTCTGCCTCACGGACGCTAAAGACGTATTCAACGACATCCCCCTCGTAAATCTCCTTGCCGTTCTCGTCATGGAGCCCAGTGTATTGCTCCCATATCTGTTCATTGCCACTCAACTTTTTATCGCCAGTCTCCGTACAGGCTCCACAAATTAAATCGCCCAGTGTAACATAAGTATAGGCTTTATTGATCTTGTCCCACGCTCTGAATTTTAATTCACGCATTTTTACTCTCCTTAATTTTCGCAGTAGCCATCTTAAAATTGCTATTCCCCATAACCGTTCGATATATTTCCAACTCAGCTTCCAACCTAGCATTTTCCATGAGTTCTTCAAAAACTTTTTCATATAGTTCATTTACCAAATAGTCATAACTGCGCTCTTTTATCGCATTACCTAAACTTATAGTAGTACCTTTCTGGTAATAACTTGAAAAGTCCTTTTCATAAGTGATTTCTTCGTTATATTTATTCAATATCTCTCGAATAGTATGTTTTGTTATCATTCAATGCTCACCTTTCTAGCCCCGCATTTTCCACACTTACCGTTAATCGTATGCGTCATGCACCAACAGTTTTTGCAGAGACTAATTTGCGTATTATTCATACTAGCTCCCTGTACACTCGATTATCTTGATCTTTTATATAGCCTCTTTTTTCAAACCACTTGTCTAACCTTTTATTGAAGATCTCACCTATTACTAATTTAAGACTATTATCTCTTGCGAATTTTTCGAGAAATTCAATAAATTTTAAGAATTGGCCATTGTGCATTTTAGCGTTGTTAATAGCTAATAGATTTACAACTTTCTCATCTGCTAGGTGGAAAAGACCATGAAGACTACCATGCTTAAACATATAGTAATGGTCATCACCGAGAAGTTTTGCGACTGGGTACTCCATATAAACATCAAGTAATGTTAATACCTTACGGGAATCACCTGTATCTGCCTCACTCATTTTTTGATTTTTCCTCTTGCTTTTTCCAGATTTCATCTAAATCTTTATATGCTGGATAGGCTTTTTCTTTATTCGTCGTAATATAAGCGTCAGAAATGCCAGGAATAAACCAGTACGGACGCTTATCATTGTTAAAAATTCGTATCTCACCACTTTTTAATAAATCAAGGTGAATTTCTTGTGGCCTCCCCGACCACTCGAAGTTCATAATGTGGTCAACCCCTGTTGCGATTACAACTTTCTTAACTGCTTCATTTTTATCGCCTATCTGCAAATATCCACACTCGAAACATCTGAACCCCGAACTATGGACTCTGGTGGTAGGCTTAAAATATGGCTCCCAAATTCCGCTTGCTTCCATTACATCTCTCCCATCTCATATTTACGTACAATCTCCCACTGTTTTTTGTGCTCTTTAAGGGATTTCTCGAGAGATTCTTTATCTTTGAAGTAAATTCTGCCTGGAGTATAAACATTCAAAGAACCGTCAATCTCCCACTCTTTTGCCCAATCAGCAGCCATATAATCCGCATAGTAGACGAATTCGTATGGCACAAATTTTCCACCCTCAGCGTCGTCTAGGAGAGTTTGGCGAGCAATAAGGTATTTTCTGTAATCATCAGCTTCCTTTGCGGTCTTAAAGTAGTTCCCAATGGCGTAAAGGTTATCGTTAGTGTTAAGTCCATATTCATCATCGTATTCAATCTCGCCATAACCATTAATGAACCAGTACGTCTCAAACTTTTTGGCTCTCCACCTCTTGTTTTTAGATTCTTCAACTTCCTCGAACCAGTCTTTAAGAATTTCTGGATTTTTTTCGAGAGTTTTCTTGTGATAGGCTAATCTTAACGTATCTTTTTTAAGTAGGCATCCCTCTTCTGGGTGAATAAAGAATAGATCTCCTTTTTTGAACATTGGGATATCGTTTTTCAATTTATAATATTTCATTTCAATTCTCCTTTTTGGTAGGGGTGGCTCGGCGTCCACCCCGTCAAGCATATCGGGCTGCGTTTATGACATTTAACTTTGGTCTGGCGAGAGAAAAATGCTATAGACCAGCCAAAGCACCACGTTATTAATTTTCTAAGCTGAAGTATTGCTCGAATAATTCGTTGGATTTTCTCTCTAATTTCGCGATTTTGATAATGCGCTTGAAATCTTTTTTATTAAGTTCGCACAAGCATGTAATCAAATCGTGATAACTTATTTGTGGCGACGGGTTGTCGATAAAAGTTTCGATCGCTTCATCTACCTTTTCTTTCACCATTTCTCCCTTTCTCCTTTCTCCTCGTTAGCTCTTTTAGGCAATACCACTGTGAGGACGGCCGAATAATTCTTATGTTGCTTTAGATATCGTTCAAACTTATAAGCCTCTTTAATAGTCTTATACTCGTAGTGCTGGGGCTTTCCGGTACTGTCGATATAATCGACGAGGACTTTATCGGGTTGGATTAAATTTTGTCTATTATTCATTTTTTCTTAAGTATCAAATCTAGGTCAGAGCGAAATAATAATTATCATAAGCATTATGGAAAGATACTTCGCTCTGATATTTAATTGGTTAGGGTAATCAAGATTAGTTAAAGTTTTTATTGGAGGTAAAAACTAAAAACACAAAACACACATTAAAATATACGTTTGATTACCCTGGTTTCGTTTCTAAAGTGCTATGGCTGAGTCTCTGTTGACATTTAACTGGCTACTATCGACCAGCACCATCTGGTTATTTTTTAATTTTATTTTTCTGCTTAATTCTGATTGCTATGGTTTTTGTTGACTCAATCCTACTCATACCAACCTCTTAAAACGTCAGTTCGAGGATTTTACTGGTATCATCATCAATTCGACGCATAATGTAGTCCTCGAATACTCTTGCTTCTTCAATCTGTTGCATAATATCTTCACGTCTGATTTCGAAGATTTGAAGTTCCAGTCCAGGAATTACATCCGTATAAAGTACGAAGTAAAGCTTCTTTAGTTTTTCGTTCACGACAAAATACTTCACGATCTGCATTCTATATTCTTGAGGATACTTCTTGGTTAGAAATGCTTCGATAATCTTTTTAGACTCTAGACACTTAACTTCGACTGCTTCCTCTTCTGAAATCACCGCATCTGGTGAGATATAGATATTCTCATTATCATCTCGTACCCAAACAACACACTCCGGATTAGCATTTTTACCAGTTTTTTCGTTAAATACTTCAATTGCCTCAGGTTCAAGTATGTGCCCGCGATTCGCCATTGAGAACGTCGCCCCATTTAACCTGTCCACATAATCATTTGGGGTAATCGGGCGAGCAACACGCTCAGCGATAATCTCATAATAACGATCCTTTGGCTCAGCGTTTAATTTTAGAGCTACGATGTTGTCTACCCCGAGCAGAGCAGCTAATTCATCAGCCTTGGCTGTTTTTGGGTATTCAATTTGCAGTTCATCAAGCTTAGCTTTCATCTCTCCAATGAGTGGTAACTTCGATATGTAAAGATCTTTAAAGGAAGAGCCTCCTGATTTTCCTTTGCGAAACTCCAACCATTCTTCAGAATTCTTTTCAAACTTAATTGTTTTCATTCTTTTCTCCCTGATTACCTGCTTTAATAGTCTTTTTAATTGGCAATTTTTCAGTCAATTTCTTCTTCAATTTATCTTTGACATTAAGAATCTCTTGATTAGTACGAAGTTCTGCGCTGAGAGAGACATACAACTTACGAAGCTCATCGATAGTTTTAGCTTTTTTCATTTCTTCGATGGTCTTATTGATTTCATCTTTGAAGAGATCGGCTTTATAGGCTTCAAATTGCTCCATTTCTTCACGACTTGCCACTTCCCCGGAAGCGAGATATCCTAGCATCGCTAATGCACGCCCTACGGCTACAGTCTCAAGCTTTTCATTCTCTTTATCGCCTTTCTTAGCGGCGTCTGCAGAAGCCGTAGCGTTGGCTGTGAGCTTGACGATATTAATATCCGTCCCAACAGTTGCTAAGTCCAATATAACTTTTGAATCTCGCCAAATACGTGCTATAAAACGGACTTTATTTTCTGAGATATCTTCACGTTCGGTGTCGATTTTGCCATTTGGATTTTCTTCCCAAAAAATTTTGATACGATCTGCAACCTTTGCGTAGTCTATACCACCCCCAATTTTTACTGTTTTAATTCTCCCTGCCATTATTTAGTCCTCAAAATATTTACGCGAACGAATTTCGCGATGCCTAATTGTTTTACTTCGATTTTCATATTTTCTCTCTTTCTAATTAATCTATTAATGCCGCGCCGATCATGATGAATCCGAGGACGCTCATGACTGGCAATGTTGCAGCTCCAACCCAGATTAGAAAAAGTCCAGACCCTGCTAATAAAATCGTTTCTGCGAGGGGGCTTTCTTCTGAGTTTTGCTGGTTGTTGAATCTGTTGTAATTATTCAT